TAGAAGGAGAAAAAGATGCCTAACGCAAAAGAATTAGAATTAGAAAGACAAGCTTTACTATTAGATATGGCAGCTAAAATAGATGTCATATTTGATTTACTTACTAGAGCAACAATAGGTACTGTTGGAGAAGAGGTAAAAAATGAACGGAAGAGTAGCAAGAAAGCTAAGAAAGCTGAGTGAATTTAAACCGAGCGCAGTTAGGTATTATCATCAGTTTAATAATTCTAACAATCATGTCCTTGGTAACAATGGGAGACTTGAGAAAACTCCTGGGACTGTTGTTGAAGTGACAGAAAATGGAGGAGCTATTACACCTAAGGTAAAATATAATAACTTTAAGGACGCATATTATGGTAGAACCATTTAATGAAGCTACACTATTTGAAGTAATAAATGAAATAATGAATACTGAAACAATAGATCATTTAGCAGTAGAAGACCAGTTACTTGTTATGGATTTAGTAGCTGATAGTATAAGACGCTATAAAGCTTTAGAGTTAAATGAACTGTTACAAGAGTTAGATGACCATTATAAAAAAGAGTTACTAGACAAATAACCCTGCTAATACAAGGAGACACAATGGCAATACAAGGAGTAAAAACACAAATTAATTCTGGGGAAAAGAAATCTTATGATCCTCTTCCAGATGATAGCTACACAGTTAGCTTAAACAGAATTAGGGAAAAGTCCACTAAGGCTGGAAATGGTACAATGATTGATGTATCTTTTCAGGTAACAGATGGGGAATTTAAAAATCGCTTGATTTGGGATTCCTTTTTAATTAGTCACTCTAACCCTAAGGCAGCCGGAATTGGTCTACAGCGTCTTGATAGTATGCTTAAATCAATGGGAGTATATGGAGGATTTGAAGCCTTAGGTAATGATAGCGGAGAACTGGAGCAGTTTATTGGTAAAGAATTTATTGTCAATACGGCTGTAGAAAGTAATCCAGGTTACAAGCCACGTAACGTAGTAAAAAAATACAGTAGGAAGTAGTTAATGATTTTCAATGGTGAGGAATATACAATTCAATTCTGGCAGGGAGAGAGTCTAGGAAACATCCTTGCCATTGATACTGAAACTACAATTGCACCTTTTACAGAGACTCCTGATCTAGTAACTTTTCAAGTATTTGATGGGGAGTCTTTGTTCTATGTTGAAAGAAAAGATGTATTAGATTTTTTGAATAGACATTCAAGTCGTACTTTAGTATTTGCTAACGCTTCTTTCGATATAGATGTATTACGTAAATTTACGGAAGATAAGTATCTTTTAAAAGAACAAATTGAGAAGGATAGAATATATGACATTAATATCTTATATCGTCTTATTCACTTGGCTATCAATGGTGATGTTCCTCGTAAGTATAGCCTTAGTAGAATATCTGAAGAGTTATTGGGAACTTCGCTTGATAAAAATGATGACATCAGATGTAACTTTTCAGATTACAAAGAAAAACCATTACAAGAAATACCGAAAGTATTCTTAGAATATGGAGCAGCAGACGTTATAGCTACATTTAATTGTTTTATCAGACTCAGATTGGAAATATCTAAATTAAATACAAATACTATGTTATCACATCATATACAATTGCTTGGAGCATTAGCTCTTAACCGGATGTATAAAAATGGTATTGGATTTGATGAAGAAAGAGCTTCTATTTTACTAAATAAATTAAACTCAGAACTGGAGGTATTACATGCACAGATGTCTGCTTACGGATTTGTAAGAGGCATCAAGGGTAATCAATCTGCATATAATTATGTTATAGAATTTAGTGGACTTCCACTACCTAAGACAGATCAAGGGGATTATTCCATGAAGGAGAGTGATCTGGAAAAATACAGCGATAATCCCTTTATTAAATCATTCTTGGATTACAAGCGTACTGAAAAAACAACTTTCTTTATTAGAAAATTAGAAGGCAGTAGAGTACATCCAAGATATGATTTGCTTAAAAATACAGGAAGGACAGGATGTTCTTCACCTAACATACAACAACTTCCTCGTGATGGAGATATACGGTCTATGTTCAAAGCTGAGGAAGGACATACATTACTTATAACGGACTATAGTGCTATTGAATTATGTACATTATCTCAACATGTGTACACTATGTTTGGTAGTTCTGTAATGAGAGAAAAGATTAACGAAGGGGCAGATTTGCATAAATACTATGCATCTGTCCTATTCGGAATACCTGAGGACCAAGTAGAGAAATGGCAAAGACAGGCAGCTAAGGCAGCTAACTTTGGATTTCCAGGAGGCTTAGGTATTGAAACCTTTATTGAATTTGCTAAGGGATATGACCTTAAAGTATCTGAGGAAGAAGCTCAGAAGATGAAAGATACTTGGTTTGAAGCGTTCCCAGAAATGAAACAATACATGCAAGGTGAGGAAGGAAGTGTAACTACTTTAACTGGACGTATAAGAGCTAATACAACTTATTGTGCGGAGAAGAATACACCTTTCCAGGGACTTGCAGCAGACGGAGCTAAACTAGCTATGTACAACCTTATGGACGCTGGATTTAAGCTTGTAGGCTTTGTCCATGACGAAATAATAACGGAAGTACCTGAAAATACAGCAGAAGAAATGCGTAGACTTCAAGAGGAAATTATGATAAACTCAATGGCACTCGTAGTACCTGACGTTAAAATCAGTGTAGAATCGACTATTTCACCAAGGTATTGTAAATGATATTTGATGAAGGAGATTGGGTACGAATTACGAGGGAGGGTGTAAGTCATGATAGCTTAGGAGCTGTTGTAGGCAGAGAGCTATATAAAGGTGACTTCATATACAGAGTTATTCTACTTGAAAATCCAGTAATAGAAATTACATGTCAAGGTAAAGATTTAGTTAGATGGACTGATTACCTCAGTAAGAAAAATTTGCCATCTATTTGCGAGTGTGGTGGTGATAAATTGGAAATACCACATCATTATGATTGGTGTCCTAAGGGTTAGTCATGAGCAAGATAATCAAGATGAGAGACAGCCGAGACAAAGTTATTGATCAATTGATTGAGGATAAAAACAGAATCTACACAAAATTAAAAAGAGAGGAGCGTGAAAATGCGGTTCTAAATTCTCAGTTAAAGTATGTTAAGCAGAGGCTTAAATATGCTGAGAAAAAGATAAAGGAATTATCTAATGAAATCAATGACAATAGAGTTAAAGAAAAAAGATCTGGAGATAGCGAAGCAATTTGCCAATGATCGTGTACATCTTTCTTTAGATCATTATAAGAAAAGAGGGCAGGGTAGCCTAGACAAGATTACCCATGATATTACTATTGGAGCTTTAGGGGAGATAGGCATCCACAGAGCTTTTAAAAGGCTGGGCATTAAGGTTACAGCACCGGATTTCAATGTTTATGAAAGTAAGAAAAAAAGTTATGACGCTGACCTTAACGATGATTCTGGTAATAGATTTCATTGTAAATCACAATGTACTGAGTCGGCTAATAAATATGGTAAGTCCTATATACTACAGTATGGTGGTAACGGTATGGGACATGTTGATAAACTATTCAGAAATGTTACTAATCGTGATTTTCTTGTTCCTTGTCTTGTCGATGTGGAAAACATGGAAGTCATAATATTTGGATGTATTAAGATAGAAACAATAATGAAGAAAGATTTAATTAAGATGCCTCGTGTCAAATGGTTAGAATATAGTAAAAGAGCTATATATTTAGAGGATCTTTTTACCTTATCTTGGTATGAAAGATGGGGTAGACTTAAAAAACAAAGTGTGCTAGAATAAAGTATGGGTCGCTGGTATTGACCAACCGGAGAGTAGCTTAGGCTTTAAATTCGCTCTCCTGATCCATTTAGGGAGATTCATGGAAGGAAAGAAATTCGATACAAATAAAGCCCAATATGATTTAGTAGATGCTAAATTCCTAGATGACCTAGCTAAGGTTTTAACTATTGGCGCACAAAAATATGATAGATATAATTGGATAAAAGTAGAAAAGCATAGGTATGAGGCAGCCTTACTTAGGCATATCCAGGCGTGGAGAATGAAAGAACAAACTGATCCTGAGACAGGGATTCATCACCTAGCTCACGCTGCTGCCAATTTGATGTTCTTATATTGTCATGAGAACATGGAACCAAAATCAATTTCTGATATAGAAGATATATGATCTTCCTTACTTTCCTAGTTTACTTGAACTTACAATCTTTTCTATGGTTCGTCCTCCAACATAGGCACCTAAGAATATCTCAGCAAGTTTATATAGCTCAGGACCAGGATGACCAATTCCAAAAGAAGCCAACACAATAATCGCAACCAAGGCGGTTGAACAGATGGGTCGCCACATGGCAACGAAAGGATGAGGTGAATTAGCCTCTGCGATTAGCAATTTGTGTCGATATTCTGCCAGCTTACTTTCGTAGTCTAGTATTCTATCCTGTGCCTTACCTTGTATAGTAGCCAGCTCATTACGTAGTTTTAACTTCTCTTCTTCTGAAGTATGAAGTTCGTCAACTATCTTTGCAGCCGGACTAAATATATTAGAAATAAAATCAAATAGTCCCATTATTTTCCTTTTAATTGTTTTTTAGCTACTTCTTTAGCCATAGCATTAGACATTGTATAAGGTATTTGATGCTCTTGAGGAGGCTCTGGATTTTCTTCAGGACGGAGCATAGGTATCTGAGAAGCTTCTTGTTCTTGTCTAGCATCCTCAAAAGATTTTCTATCTTCATATACTTTATTTACTTTATCTTGATCTTGTTCTGAATCTCTATAAGATTCTGCTCTATTTTTCCATCCTTTTAAATATTTTTCTTTTATAGGATCAGCTTCCACCATACTTTCATATTTTTTTATTCTAGCATCTGTGTAATCATTACTAGACACTGGAAACATTTTTAAAAAACTTAAAGTATCCTTTCCCCATCGTCCGTCTACTGA